AAAAAAACGGAGGAGGTAGTCAAATCTATCGAGGAAGCTTATGCTATGGACTGTTCTGTAGTTGAGGTTCTTATTCACGCTAATATTAGCAAACAAACACTATATAATTGGAGAGATGACGATAAGGAATGGGCTGAGCGATTAGACGAGTTGAAAGAGAATCCCTTTTTAAAAGCTAGAAAGACTATTATTAAAGGGATTGGCGAGAACTATAACAACGCTATGGACTATATGAAAAGAAAGAAAAAGAAAGAGTTTGGCGATAATATGGATTTAACTACTGACGGCGAACAATTACCTGTATTAGTAAAGTTCTTAGATGGAAAAGAAAAGTAAAATAGTTAATATACCTATAGAGTTTAAAAGGTTATTTGATGACGATTGGAGAGAAGCAGCAGTCCACGGAGGCAGATATAGCTTAAAGTCACATACAGTCGCAAGGTTTCTTTTAATAAGGGCTAGAGAGAGAAAAACTAGAGTAGCTTGCTTTAGGGAAATGCAGAACTCTATTGCTGACAGTTCGCATCAACTGTTATCTGATTTGATTAAGAAATATGAGTTAACTGATTTTGAGATAACTAACAATTCAATCATAAACAAGATAAATGGTTCTGACTTTATCTTTAAAGGCTTATATCATAATGAACAAAGTATTAAGTCTATTGAGGGTATCGATATAGCGTGGGTGGAAGAAGCTCAAACAGTATCGGCAAAGAGTTTAGAAGTCCTTACCCCTACAGTAAGAAAGGCAGGTTCTAAGATTATATATACTTATAATCGTTTATTAGAAGAAGACCCAGTACACAAAAGATTAGTAATGGATGGAAGACCTGATACTATAGTTATTAATGTTAATTACGATATTGCTATAAAGTATGGATGGATGCCTGACGTTATATTTAAGGAAATTGAAGACGATAAGAAACACAGACCCGGACTTTACAAGCATAAATGGATGGGAGAACCATCTAACTTAGAACGTAGAATATATAAAGACTGGAATATTATTGACGAAATACCGCACGAGGCTAGGCTAGAACGTAGAGGAATGGACTTTGGGTATACTAACGACCCTACTGCTATAGTGAATATATACAGGTACAATGGGGGCTTTATACTAGATGAGCTTTGTTATCAAAGAGGATTACAAAACAAACCGATAGCTGATATATTAATTGGCGACAATGAAAATCATAAAGTTTTAACTATAGCTGATAGTGCCGAGCCTAAAAGTATTGATGAAATTGCTAGCTATGGTGTACCGATACTTGGTTCTGTTAAAGGACAAGGTAGCGTAAACCAAGGGGTGCAAATAGTACAGTTCCAAAAGATAAGCGTTACTAAGCGGAGTATTCACATAAGGAAAGAATATCAGGGCTATATGTGGGAAGTTGATAAGGAAGATAAGATTATTAATACGCCTCAAGGTTATAACGACCATTCTATGGATGCAATTCGTTATGGTATTACACATTTAGTTAAGCCATCAGATTATAAAATAAATCCTAATAATATTTTAGATGTCATTCAAGACACCAAGAGAGCAAAAATAAGCCTTAAATAATATGAACACAGACAAAGAACTAAGACAAAACATAGCTTCTTACTTTGCTCAAGTTACAATGCCCGGTGGTTATACTCATTGTTTACCTGAAACTTTAAAGATTATAGATGCTTATTATATCGGTAAATACACTGGGAGTGGTAAAGATACTAATGGAGAAGATTTGATATTTGAAAACGTAACTAAGCCGACTGTAGATGTAGCTGAAAAGCTAACTGATATTGATACTAAGCATATTCTATTCCTTAATGACTCAACTCCGGGGATTCGTTACCAAGTTTATAAGATGCAAAGACAGTTTAAACAGTGGGTTAAACAGCACGATTTAGGCGTTTTATTAAATGATATAGGACACAACTATCCTAAATATGGTCACGTTGTTATTAAAAAGGGCTTTGATAAGAAATGGAAAGTAGCTAAGATACAGAATTTTAGAGTAAACCCTGCTTATGAATGGTTAGAACAAATGCCTTGGGTGTATGAGATTAACGAAATGGACAAGGCTGATATTCTTAGTATGAAATGGAATGGTGATTTAGGCTATATTAAGGATTCACTCGATACTTCCTTTATTGTTTATGAGTGTTATGAGAAGAATTACAGTGGCGAGGGTAAGAAATGGAAACGATATATCCGAGCAGGCGTATATCGTAAGAATACAGGGAGCGGTGTTATAGAAACTACAGAGAGCCAATATACTAGAGGAAAATCAGACTATCTCCCATCAATTATCTTACACGAAGACGAATTAAATGATATTAAGGAAGTTTATAAGGAATTGAAATGGGAGAAAGTAGATGGTCGTTGGTTAGGTCTAGGCTTTAGTGAATTAGTATTTGACGAACAAGTACAAACTAATACTATTTGTTATCTTAGTGGCAAAGCAATGTTTCAAAAGGCAATGCACTTGTATTACACTAAAGACGAGAGCGTGATGGCTAATGCTATTGATAGTTATGACTTCGGACAGATTATCAAGACTTACGATGCTATTCAGCCAGTCAATATGTCTAATAACGCTGATATAACAGCTTACAGGGACGTAGGGGCTAGAGTTCAATCGTTAGTATCTAAAAAGACTCACAACACTGATATAGCAATGGGCGAAACTCTACCAGCCCAAACTCCTCTAGGTCTAGGACAATTACAGGCATCTTTAACAATGTCATTCTTTGAGAAGAAACGTGAAGTTTTCGGCTTATTTGTGGTTGATTTAGTAAAAACTGATTATATAAAGGAATTTAAAGCAAATAATAAAAAGGAACATTACGTTATATTCCCTAGGACAGCCGAAGAGTTCGAAATAATGGTACAGGCTTACCTAGAGGAATTTAGAACAGATTTGCTAGTAAAGACTAAAAATGAAACTGGTAATATACTCCCTTGGGATGAAGTAGAGCGTAAATCTAAGTTAGAGGAAGAAAGAATTAGGACTAAAGGAGAAGTGGCATTTAAACAGTTGGATAAAGCTTATGAGAATATTGATGTAAATGTAGATATTGAAGTTACTGGCGAGGGGACTGATGTTAAGACTAAACAAAGTATTTATCAGTTTGCTATGAGTACACTAGCTTCTAACCCCCAGTTAATGCTTAATGCTACTACTAGAGAGTTATTTTTCAGACTACTAGAACAGACAGGCGAAAGCCCAGTTAAAATGGGATTATTGAGGGAAGCTGTAGACCCTAATCAAGCACAGCTACAAGCCCAACAGGTGCAGGGAGGGGGTCAAGTACCACAATTAGCAGGAGCAACAGCAGGAACACCTAATTTACCTGATGCAGAACCAAATATATGAAATTAACAGAAAAAGACAAAAAGATGTTTGACAGTATTAAGCAGAATGAGATTGGTAAATGGTTAGCAGATTACTGTGAGAGAGTACAGGCCCATATGTGCGATTGTAGATATTGGGATGGTGATGTAGACAAAGAAGCCGGTAAGCTTGCATCAGATAAGATTGATAAGTTAATAATTGGGAAACTAAAGAACATAAACAAAAAAGGTTCTTTACCCAGTTTTAAATAATAATTGCTGTTAGGTGAGCAGATGTGACCTTAATAGCGTGAAAACAATGTCAGAAGACAACAAAAAACAGCTTAACCCAGATGAGGTAAAAGCTAAGGTGGTGGAAGATTTAGGAATAGAAGACAATTATGACAACAGTGCTATCATTGAAAAAGCTATTGCTAAAGAAACCGAACACCAAAAAGAACTTTCCAAAGCTATCGACAAAAAGGCTGAATATCGGCAACAGTTGGTAGATAAAGGCGTAATTGATTCAAAAACTTTTGAGCCTATCGGGAAAGAGCCAGACGGCACTCTTAAAAAACCACAGGAAACCCCTGATTTGAGTGTTACAACTGTTCTTAAACTTCAAGAAGAGGGCTTTGATGCCAAAAACATTCGTGCTATGCAAGAGGAAGCCAATAAACTTGGCGTACCTGTTGATAAATTAGCAGATAATGAAACTTGGGTACAAGGCTTTAAAACAAAAATCGAAGCAGAAAAAGAAAAAGACAACATTCAAGGGGCAACTCCGACGTCTGGTGGCAAAGTTATTGTCGGAAACGGCAAGACTTATGCTCAAGTTGTGACTGACCCGAACGCAAGTGGTGCTGAAAAGCAAGATGCGTTTGATAAGCTTAACCAAGCCAGAACGTTAAAATAACATAAACTATGGCTTTTGGAGCCCCAGCTGATGCTTACACAAATGCGGATACCGCCGCGATGATTCCAGAGAAATGGTCACCTATCGTTAATGAACCTAAATATGACGATTTGACCATTTTAAACTTTGTAACTGATTTATCTGCCTATATGACAGATGGCGGTGATATTGTACACGTTCCTGATATTTACACCAATGAGTTTTCTGTTCAAACACAGGCTACTCAAGGTGCTGCTATCACTGACGAAAGTGTAGCTCAAGTAGATACTTACTTAACTGTAAATCTACACAAATACGTCGCGTTTTTAATGGGTGATTTGACCATTAAACAAATAGCTACTAAATACGCTCTTAATGAAAAGTATGCTACAGAGTGTCGCAAACTATTATTAGGTGCTATTGAAACCTCTTTGTTTGGTCTATGGTCATCTATTACCACTAACGCTTTAGGAGATACTGCTACTGTTATGACCGATTTAGAAGTTAGGTCTGCTGTATCAGCTTTAGATACCGATAATTTTGAATTAGACCAATGTGCCTTTTTCATTCATCCAGTAGTTTATTGGTTGCAATTAGCAGGTATTTCAAAGTATTATGATAGTTCATTAAATGGCAAACCATCTGTTATCCGTACTGGAGCTTTTGGTGCAATGGCATCTAAGAATTATAAAGGTACTTTGTATGGTTTAGACTTGTTTACTTCTTCAAGGGTTGTAAAATCTTTGGAAAGTTACAGAAACTTATTGTTACATAGCTCTGCCTTTGGTGTAGCTACTCAAACAATGGGTGGAAGTCAAGTTAGAGTTCAAGCTCAATATAAACTAGAGAATATCGGTATGCTTACTGTAGCTGATACTATGTATGGCGTTGCTATGCTTAGAGAACCTGGTTCAGTATTGATTAATGCGAACGACGACGCACAAACTAGCTAACGTTTATTAATTCATAATATTCGCTTATTAGCCCCACAGCTCTCTGAGGTGGCTAATAAGAGAGCAAGCGAGTATGAGTATAGAAGAAGAAAAAAAGAATATAAAACTTGACCGCTCAATGAAAGCCCCTTACTTCTTTAAGAGGACAGGTGATGGATATATCTTTGCTGTAGACGAGATACAGGCTTGGGAACATATCAGAGGACAAGGTAACTGGGCTAGACGTGACTTTGTTTACTTAGGACATTCAGACGGCTTAACTTATAAGAAAGTAATGCGAGAAAGTGCTAATGAACGGAAAGAATTACAGAAAGGAATAGACCAAATAAGAAAAGATATTGTAAAGTTCCTTAAAACAGAAGAAAGATTGAGATTCGAAGAATTGCTAGATGATACAGACGTAAAGGTTAAGAGGGTTAAAACTTTGGTTAAAGAGCTAGAGGATAAACTTGAGCCACTAGAAGCTAAAATGAAAGATTTTGCTAATTTGATTCAGACTAAAGCCTTTAATGCCGAATTGGAAATAGCTAGTTTGAACAAAGATTTGCCTCAAAACCAAAATGTTATAACTCCTGGTGGTAACCGGGAAAAGATTCTTAAACAAATGGCTTTATGAATAATAAAACAGCAAAAGAACTTAGACGAATTACTAAGTCAATCCCTAAAGAGTTTAAGGATAAGATTACTAAGAAAGTTGATAAAGCCCCTGTTCTAAAGGAATTATACGAAAAAGCCAAGGAAGATAAAAACGAAGAAGCTATTAAAAAGTTGGGGCTATTGAAGAAAGCAGGTTACTTAGACGAAAAGGAGGAAGTAGTTGACGAGGAAATAGTTAGTCAAGTTAGTAAATGGCTTGATGAGCAAATAGAGCGTTCAATTAAACTGGGTAGATTACCCGATAAAAATAGTGAAGAATATAAAAAATATGTTGAGAAATATACTAGACAAAGTTCTAATAATGAGAGCAAAAATGAAGTTAGTCCGGAACACAAGGAAAAGTAACGCTGATAATCTAGTAATGGTTAGTTTTTACAAGAGTGTTAAACACGAAGATGAAAAGGCTGATGCTGATAGAGAAATTAAGATAGCGAATCTAAACAACAATATCGCTTTCAATGAAACCTTTATTAAATTTATATGCGGATAATTGGATATGGTATATGTGGGGCAGATGAAAAGTATTTAGATAGCACCTTACAATGTTTTAAGAAGTTATGTGACGAAACTATTATTTGTCTTAATAACGCTACTCAAAAGGACTTAATTGAAAGCTATGGATTTAAAACGATAGTAGATAATCGAGAATGGGGGAAAGAACAGTGGAGGATTAAGGAAGATTTTATTAAAAGCGTTGTTAAACTTAAACCAGATTGGCTTGTATGCCTTGATATGGACGAGGTAATGGAAACAGATAGAGCCACGCTAGAAGAATACGCTGGTAAAGGTGGTATCGGATATTACTGTTACTTGATGAATTTGATTGGCAAAGGTTACTCCCAGATATGGTCATTTATGAATATAAGGTTTTGGCACTACATAGAGGGAATGGATTTAAGTTGGGAGCGTAAAGCCTTGCATTGTGGATTAGCCCCTAAAGTAGTATATAGCCAAGCTAACTATGCCCCGATTATAGTTAAGCATTATGGGCTTAAAACCCAAAAAGATAGGGATAAAAAGATTAAAAGGTATGAGAAGTATGACCCTGATGCTAAATATAAAGCTAGAAGTTATTATAACTTTCTTAAAAAGCCTGATACTAAACCAATTAATAATAAACAAAAGGAAATAGAGGCAGAGTGCAAAGACCTTTATTTTAAAGAATACAAAATTATGTCAAACAAAAAACAAGAATTTTACTACATTAAAACTAAAGACGGACGAATCCTTGATATACCAGCCGTTCATTTAGAAGAAGAATTGTTAAGAGGTTCTAAGCTTATCTCTAAAGACCCTATAAAAGTTAAAGGCGGTGCAGTTAAGTCTACAATGGTAGATATTGAGCCTACTAAGGAAGACCCGATTAAGGAAGTACCTAAACTTAAAAAGAAAGTAGTTAAAAAAGATGTCAAAGATAACAGACGTAATAATCGTAAAATATAATCTCGAAGCTTACGAGGCTGAATGTGTAGTTAGTGTTTTAGAGAATACAGAGGATAGAAAAACACCTTATCACTTAACTATTTATGATAACTATGAGAAAGACGAGAATTTAAGCGTAGTTTGGAACAGATTGATTAAGAATAGTACAGCCGATTATATAATGCTCTTGAACAATGACACTTTAGTTAAACCTTATTGGCTTAAAAAGATGCTACAGGCTACTAGGCAAAAGAAGTTTGGTGCTGTAGGGGCGATAAGCAATAAAGCAGGAGGACATCAAGGAGGTTGGGAGAAGTCACCGCACAATGAAATAGTACAATGCACAATGTTATCAGGGTTCGCAGTATTATTCCCTAAGAAAGTATGGGAAGAATTAGGAGGATTTGACGAAAGGTTTAAGCTATATGGTGAAGATAGTGACTTTTTTACCAGAATGAGAGAGAAATATAACCTTTATACCCATTATGGAGTCCATATATTCCATTATAAAGCTAAAAGTACCGAAGAAGCAGAGAAAAGAGGCAAAGACATTAAGGCAATCCAAAGAGAAAGTGCTAATTTATATCAAAAGAAGTTAAGAAAATGATTTATTCGGCAATTACAGGAAAGTTTGATAAAGCACGTAAGGATATAAAAGTATTTAAAGCCTACAATCAGTTTAAAGACCAACGCAGGAACGCTAAAATATACAAAGTTCTATCACATTTATATGACAAAGATAAATATAGTGTTTGGGTAGATGGAAATATATATCTTAAACACCCGATAGAATATTTTATAGAATTGTTAGGTGATGCAGACATAGCTTGCTTTCCCCACCCTGAGAGGGTAGATTTGTACCAAGAGGCGATGTTTTGTAAGATGTTTAACAAAGACACCACTAGCGTTATAAACAAGCAGGTAAGGCGATATAAGGGCATTACTGGATTATGGGCTTGTGGGGTGATAATCAGACGTCATACAGACGAAATAAAGTGGAGGAATGAGCAATGGTGGGCAGAAATCTGTGCAGGTAGTATGCGTGACCAAATTTCTTTCCCTTATGTGTTTGGAGATATAGTAAAAACATTACCAGCAGTCAATTTAAAAGATAATAAATATTTTAAAAGATATGGGCATTAAATTAAACATAGGAAGCGGAAAAGATATAAAGCCCGGGTATGTCAATATAGATATTGGAGAATATGGGCAACAGATTACTAGAGATATAGAGAATAATTATTTGCCTTTTGACGATTGTAGTGTAGACGAAATACAAGCGGAGAGCTTTTTAGAACATATAGACAATTTGTTCTTTGTGCTAGATGAATGTTGGAGAGTTTTAAAACCTAGTGGCTCGTTGATAGTTGTTGTACCCGATGGTGTATCAATAGCCCCTGACCATAAGAGATATTTTAATAAAAAGTTTTTTGATACTTATATAACTACCGGTCCAAAAAGATATTCCTTTACAGATAAACACTGGAAGTTAGTTAAATATAGTGATGACCCAGTAATACAAGCCACTTTAACCCCTATTAAGAAGAATGAAAGGGCTAAGGGAGATAAGTTAAATTTGGGTTCAGGTTCTTTACATAAAAAAGATTTTATAAATACTGATATAGTGAAACCTTGCGATAAGATTATAGACGTCACTAAAGGCATACCTTTTGAAGATGACCGCTTTGATAGAATTGAGGCTAATAATTTACTAGAACATTTAGACAATACAGAGTTTATGCGGATTATGAATGAGGTGCATCGGGTATTAAAGAAAGATGGCGAGTTTTGGTTTAGAGTACCCGACGCTTTACACTGGGCAGACGGAGCTTATGGTGACCCAACTCACAAACGTTTCTTTGTGCCGAGGTCTTTCAATTATTTTACACAGACAAGCACATATAGAAACTATGGTAAAAGTTATGGGTTTAAGGAATGGCGACAGTTATCATTAAAAGGTGACGATAAGTTCTTTGAGTGGACTGGTTCACCAGTAAAGCAATGATATTAAGAGATGACGATATATATCTAACTAAAAGCCCCCGATACGATATTATCTATTATGATTTTGATAAGTTTAAAAAAGCACACAAACTTTTAAAAGGACATAAACATTACTTAGCTATTATTGCTAGCGAGATTGATACTTACCCTGAACTTACTGAATATATATTAGCTAATAAAAAGGACTTTGGTTTCGGAATACACGGATGGGAACATAGCGATTACCATCGCATACCAAATATAGAAGAAGAATTGAAACGAGCTAAAGATAAAATTGAAGAAACTTTTGATACAGATGTTAAATGGTTTTTCCCCCCTTGGAATAGATGGGGAGAAAAGACAGAGCAGGCTTGTATCAATTTAGGGATAAAGTTAGATAATAATTATACCCAATTCCCAGATATCAAAAAGGCTGATACACTATGCTTTCATTATTGGAACGATAAAAAAGTAAATGCTCTAGCAAAATGGCTACAATCCTAGTAAAATATAAGAAACCTGAATGGGGAATGATGATGCAATCAATGATTATTGCAGGGGCAGAAGTAGTCGAATTAGGCGAAGACCTTACAAAATATGACGACTTATTATGGTTTGAATCGTCACCGCCACCAGTGAAATGTGGTTGGTGGATGTGTGACTTACGTGACCCTAAAATGATGGATAGGATTGATACAAAGGCTATTTTCTTATGTAATAAAGAGTATATAAAGGACTATAAAGAACATTTCGATTGTCCAGTACACTATATGCCTCAATGTGGGTATGACGCCCCGATTGAAAAGGGTAGAGAAGTCAAAAGCGATATTGTTTTTATAGGAGGAATGACCAGTGGTTTCCATATAAATAGAAGCGAATATGTAAAAGCTATCAAAGGTTATAATCTTTTACATATTAAGAATGAAAGATTTACTAAAGACCAAAAGTATATATACAAAAACACTCCGATTTCTTTAGCAATATCACCTCAAGCAGAGGGCTATACATCGAATAGGCTTTATAATATATTGTCTAGTCAAGGCTTTTGCCTCACGCTGTACTTCCCGGGGATAGAAGATTTATTTGAAAATAAAAAACACTTAGTTTGGTTTAAAAATAAAGAAGAAATGTTGGAACTTATCGATTATTATTTGAAACATAAAAAGGAAAGAGATGCGATAGCTTTGAATGGTTATAAAGAATATCAAAAAAAACATACTGCTAAACATAGATTAACTAACATTTTTAAAATACTATATGACACTAACTAATATAATGGCAGACGCAAGGTATAAGGCTACAGGGTCAAATGCCGATACTTCTTTTGCTGACGCTGACATAAAACGCAGTATAAACACATACTTGCATCAAGTTAATCAAATAGCTATCCAAGCCGGTGGTAAGACTTTACCTTTTGGGGAGATAGTAAAGATTAATACAGTGGCAGGACAGAACGAATACTTATTGACTGATACAGATATAAACTTACTAAGGACAAATAATGTTTTTGTAAAGTCGAAGACAGCCAAAAGTTATGTTCAATCAAAACCAATAGATGTAAAGGAGATAGCTGACCCCGAAGACTTTACGCCCAGTACGCCTAGACATTACTTTTTAGAGGATAGTCTTTTTATCTTCTATAGTGCTGATATTTTAGAATGTACTTCGGGAATATTAATATATTGCCAAACAGATATTACAGAATTAAGTGCTGATGCTGATTTACCTCAAATACCTGAATTTATAGTTCAATATGTATCTTTAGGGGCAGAGGCAGATTATACTCACGCTAACAGTTTATTCAGCAAAGAGGATAGAGCAAGAAGCCAAATGCTAGCGTTAGAACCAATGATAAAAACACATTACGCTAGACGGAGTGATATTATACCTAAACTTTTAAATAACTTTAGAAGACCTAAATAAATGGCTACTAACCTAGACCCAAGAAGTAAACCAACTACAAACTTAGTTACTCGGACTAAACCGCAGACAGCTCATTTATGGTCGCCTGAAAATACAAGTATTTGGGATGATGATACTTATCCTTGGCAAGATGACGATATAGATGACCATACAGAAATTATACCAAGGAAAAAGCCTACTACTAATTTAACAGCTAGAACGTCAATATGAAATTTATAAAAAAACTATTCGATTATACCCCTGCGATAGCTTTAACAGCATTGTTATTGAGCGTTGGGGTTTTTACTTTGTTGCTTTCTGATTATTACTATGAAAAAAACCCACAAGAATTGGGGGCTGTATTAGTCAATACAATGACTGGTTCTACCTCTATGGCTGTTTTAAACGCCAAATTTGATGCCTTAGACGTGTTAGATGCCACAATCCCTGGTGATACAGGTGATTTGAGTGAGGGGGCTAATTTGTACTATACAGTTGATAGAGTTAATGGAAGAATTTATGCTGTAGTAGGAGCAACAACTTCTTTACCTAATCTTGATATTACAGAAAGCCAAATATCAGACTTCGGTGATTACTTAGATGAAAGTGATTATTTCTCTACTACTTCACAACCAAATTTAATAATTACAGAAAGTCAAATAAGCGATTTAGA